CCTACTTGGTCAACGGCGGTGATCCGGGCGTTACACCAAACGAAAATCACCAGTTACACATACAAATTCACAGCCAGATACAACAGTTGCCACAATTTCAGCAATTATTGCCGCAACAGCAGCAACAGGTGTTGCAGGTCGTGCAAAATCACGTTGGTCAGCACCAGCAATTCTTACAACAGATGGCACAGGGTCAAGCACCATCAGCCCCATCTGAGTCAGACCGCTCTGAAAGTGAAGGCAGCATAATATCTTTGGTGCGTAGCCAAGCGCAAGAAGTCAGCCAACAGTTACAAAATGCACCGGGGCAAGGATAGACTATGGTTTTTCACGATTATGAATGCAAAGAGTGCGGCCACAGACAAATAGATGTGCCGTCTGCTACCAGCGCACAGATACAGCGCATTATACCATGTAACCAGTGTGACGGCACGGCGCGTATGATTTTTGTAACCAGCAACTTTATTCACAATTCCCATTCTGGGATGTATGGAAAGTTTCACGCTGGGTTTGGAGAAGTGGTTGAGTCGTATAGTCACAAACAAGAACTATTAAAAAAATATAACGTAAAAGAAACCGCCGACCCCGTTGGTGGTTCGCGTTGTCACATAGGATCTGATATAACCAATGCTGCTCCGAGCAATACCGAACCTGCTGGATTTGGGACTACGCCCGAAGAAGCGGTCGCTGCTGCGGAAAAAGCATACAACGAGGAGAAGTAAGCAATGTCCGAAGCTGTTTTAGACTTGGACTCCGGCGCTGAAGACTCGTCACCCGATACTGGCTCATCCAGTGAGCAGCCAACCAACGAGGTTGAACTGTTTGCAGATGACACGCCAACATCGGCACGAGATAACGGTGATGGAAACTCTAATGGCGAAACATCGGATTTTGACCCGGAACAGCACGATTGGCTGAGAGGCGATACCGAAGCTGTTCCAGAACAATACCGAGGGTTAGTCCCTCTTGCAAAAAACTTACAGGCGCAATTTACGCGCACACAGCAAGATTTGGCCGAGCAACGGCGAGAGCTACAAGCCCAACAGGGTGAGTGGGCAAACCGTGTGCAGCAAGTTGCTGTGCCACAGCAGCCGCAGATTGATCCTATACAGGAAATGCGGAATAATCTATCTGATGAAGATGCGCGGGGCATTGATGCTGTCGAGCAAATTATTCAGCATAGAGTTGGCACACAGATGCAGCAGATGCAAAACCAAGTCGCGCAGTTACAACAGCAGCTGTCTCATGCAAACCAGTACGTTCAAGGCCAGCAAACAGCTTACATAGATTCGCAGGTACAAGAAGCGCGTGGTGAGTATGGGCAAGATTTAGATAATTACACCGATCAGATTGTAGCTACTGTTCGCATTAACAACCCGCAAACAGGGCAACCTTATACAGTTAGAGAGGCGTATGAGTTACATGCTGGTATAACTGCACAAAAAGCTGCTGAGTTACGGCAAAACGATAGCCAAGCTCGTAAATCCAGCAAACGTGCTGTGCGTTCATCGTCTGGAGTAGATGCAAGTGAGGAAACTGGCCCAATGTCCGATAACGAAGTGTTGTCGGGATTAGCCAATTTAGGATTCGATTAGAGGATAATTAACAATGTCAGCGACGACTACGACAGAAACTTGGGATGCCGCTTGGACGCTAACCATGCGAGCCAAGCGTAAGGAGCTTACGGATAACTTTTTTCAAGCCTATCCTACGCTTGAAATGTTCCGCTCTGATGGCGCTTTGATTACTGAAAATGGCGGCAAAGAAATTCAGTGCGACCTTATGTATGCTGGTAACAGCGCACAGTATTTTAGCGGTTACGACGTTCTTAATACGGACGCTGTAGACGGTATTACGGCAGCGTTTTACCCGTTTCGTTATGCAGCAGTGCCTATTACAATTAATTACACCGAAGAGATGGAAAATCGCAAGAGTGATGCGGCTATGAAGCTGCTTGAAGCAAAGACTCGTCAGTCTATGCTTACGCTCCGCGACCAGATCAACGCTTCGTTGTATAGCGCCCAGACGGGCAAAGCACCGTTGGGATTCCAAGATATTATTGCTGATGATCCTACCAGTAGCCCGACTACTTTGGGTGGTATTACGATCAGCGGTAACTCTTGGTGGCAGAATAAGACCAACAATGCCACATCGGATACTTCGTTCAAAACCATCACTGGAACGAATTTCTATCAAGGTATGCTCCGCATGGCATCGCTTTGGAATGATGTTTCCGAGGGCAATGAGCAGCCTACGCACATTTTTACCACAAACGATATTTACGCTTCGTTTGAGGAAATTTTTGAAGGCACGGGTTACCAGCGTTTGAGTGGCAATGATGCTCCGGGCGTTGATGGTCGCTTGCCTTCTTTCCGGGGCATCCCGGTGCAGTATGACCGCGATTGCGCTTCGGGTAAGATGTATTTTCTTAATACCAATTATCTTAAAATGCACATGCAAGCCGGAATGAATTTTGCCAAAACTCCGTTCAAGGAGCCAAGCAATCAGATGGCGAAAGTTGGTTTTATCGTTGTTGGTCTTCAGATCACGACAAACAATCGTCGTCGTCAAGGCGTCATTCACAACATTACGGCTTAGGGAGGGTTAGACAATGGCAATTTTACACGCCTCTCCAACGACCACCTCCGCTACGGATGATCATGGCGTTGGCAACATTTTTGACAGCCCAGATGGTAAGAAGTATAAGTGGGTTAAGATCGCAGATGCAGTTGATCTGCTTACGGGATACGTACTTACCCCTGCCAGTACAGACGGCACTGAGTTTACGCCCGATGTGTCTGGCGGATCGCAGAAGGCACTTCGCGGTGTCGGCATAGCGTTGGGTGCAGTAGATGTTTCTGCAACGCCTTATTGCTTTATGCAGATTGCTGGCGTAGCTACGGTCTTTACAGACGGTAGCGTTGCAGCTGGCGAAGCTGTTGTAGCTGACAGCGGTGCTGATGGCCGTGCAGATACTATGGCTGACGGTGAAGAAGAGCAGGTTTTTGGATTTGCATTAGCTGATGACTCTGGTTCGCCCACTACGGCTCCAGTGTATTTGCTGGGCAATTTCTAAAACTAAATAAATGGTGGTGGAGCAGTTTGGTTGTAGTGAGCAAAAGGCTGCTCAACGGCTATCCGTGGAAACTGCTCCACCACGTTATCTTACAAGGAATAAACAATGGCAAAACGTATGCAGCAGCATACCCTGTCAGCAGAAGTAGCAGAAGCAACGGAAGCGGCACAAACGGCTAAACCTGCGCCAAAAGAAGACGCAGCCAGCGTTACGCCAGAGCAAGTTGCCCAGTTAATTTTAAAGGGCAGCGACGAAACGAAGGATGCAATTCGCAAGGCGCTCGATCTGGATAAAACGCACACCCGTCAGCGCCGATCCAAAGTCACCAACAGCCAAGTGCGAAATCATGTTAGGGCTGTAGGTGAGGTAACCCATATACCGGGTTTTGTGCCTTCACCCCCTGCGCGGGTTTCAGATCGCGGCCCCGAAGCCGTTGAAATTTGGACTAATCGCTGGTTAGATGACAATGGCGATAACTTGTCTGAATACGATCTTGACCAGATTGCAGAGGGTGCTGAGATGTAACCAGTGACTGAATCATTAGGTCAAGTAAACGCCGCTGCGTTCTTTGGTGACGCTGCACTTTTTGGAGTGTTGCAAGCCGATACAGTTACATTTGGCGCATCGTTTACCGTTCCATCATTAACAACGACAGAACGAGATGCGTTGACAGCAGCGAACGGGATGTTGATCTATAACAGTACGCTGAATAAATTTCAAGGTTACGAAAACGGCTCATGGGTTGATATGAGGGCTGCCGTTTTAGGATGACAAACATTGAGATTTTGCAGATAGCATTACGGCGCGTTGGGCTAAATACAAACAGTTCGACGTTTAAAAATAGTGCGCGTGACTATCTAAATCTTGTCGGCAAAGATATACAAAGCCGGGAACAATGGAATTGGCTTTTTAAATCAGCTACATTTAATACGGTTGCAGACACGCAGACTTATTCATTAGAAACTGATGTGTTGACGCCACTTTCATTTCGCAATGTAACTGAGAATCATGTAATTGTCATACAAAGCACCCAAGATATTGACGCTGCTGATCCAGACTCCAGCATTGATGGTGATCCTCGCTTTGTAGCTATTAACGGCATAGACACTAATGGTGCGATACAAGTATCATTATACCCCACGCCAGATGGTGTAGACAGCATTGGGTATCGCTACTATCGACAAATACCAGAGTTTGTAGAGTTAGAAGACAACAATTCGATTAATCAGTATTACCCCCCAGTTATACAGCCAGCACTGATCTACGGCATTACGTCACTTTTTAAACAAGAAAAAGGTGATGACCAAGGCGCTGGCGTAGATCGAAATGAAATGGAGCGTATAGTAGCTATCGCCTCCAGACAGAATCTTAGCGTCCAAGGTAACCGTAAATTTCGTATGCGCCGCTCGGACGACGACTCATCTTCACAGTTTAGCTTTTATCCGACAGAGGGGTCATTAAGCTAATGCCAATAGCTGCTGAATCTTTACGCCTTGGCCCTTGGAGAGATGGGGTAAACTACAGTGTTCCAGCCGAGGATTTATCTCCGTCTGGCATCCATGATATGCAAAATTGCACTGTAGGTTTGGCGGGTGAGGTATCTAAGCGCAAAGGATTTGTGAAATTCAACAGCAGTGCAATGAATAGCGGTGCTACGGTTACGGCATTGGGTCAAGTTACACTGGCTGGCGCAGAAAAGGTGTTTGCTTTTTGCGGTAACAAATTCTTTGACGTTACAGGTGGGTCTGCTACAGATCGAACAGGCAGCACAACGATTACGGCTGGCAACGACTATACATGGCAATGGGTGTTGGCTGGCGATACATTGGTCGCAGTAAACGGCCAAGACACCGATGCCATTAAATGGACGGGTGGTAGTAACAACGCAGCTGCATTAGATGATGATTCGCGGTTTACCAAGCCGAACCATATAGCATTTTGGGAAAACCGTCTCTGGGTTGGTAACACCAACACCGTGCCAGACCGAGTATGGCGATCAGATGCGGGTGATATAGAAACATGGGGTGCGCTTAACTACCACGCCTTTGGTTACGATGTAACTGGGCTTTCGCCCTTCCAAAGCACATTGTCAGTGCATACCGAGCAGGGCATACACACCCTCACGCCTACGGGTAACTCTACTATACCGTTTAGCCAGCAGCAACGCACACAGCGCGGAACGATTGCTGGCCGAACGATTGTAACTATACCCGGTGAGCGTCAGTTGTTTGTCAGAGAAGATGGCATCTACCAGTGGACAGGTGGCCCCGCTGTTGAAAAGATCAGCTTTGCGTTGGACGACGGGTATTGGCCTAATCTCAACAGTGCGCGATTGCCGTATTCGTTCGCACTGTTTTACCCAGCCGAAGAGCAGGTGTGGTTCTTTCTGCCCTTTGGCGCATCACAAACGCAGATGAACAGCGTGGTTATATATAGTAACCGTCTTAACTGTTGGTTTGGCCCGTATAATGGGTTTACGCGCAACGCTGCGGCTATGATCGACGAGTTACCCCACGCTGGCGATTTTGCAGGTCACATTCAGAAACATGAGACAGGTAACAACGATGACGGGTCAGCTATCAAGGCATTTTTTGAAACTGCGAGTTTGGCTCCTTTGGGCGATGCTGTTCAGTGTCGTTGGCTCTACAATCGCACATTGTTCGACAATACAGGCGATTTCGATTTAAGTGTAACCCAAACCTCTGCGTCGATAGTGAGCAACGTCGAAACGATACAGATGGGTGATCTGGGCGCTACGTTGAACACTACGTTTACACTGGATGCAAGCGTTCTACAGAGCGATGTAACTGCACTGACCACGGACAGTGATCTGTTCGGATACGATCCGCGCACTAAGCTGCGGTTCAGCAATTTTAACGATGACGAGACGTTTACAATTCGCCGCACCAATCTGCAATACAAGCCAATCGGCTTGACGCGCAAACGCACAACGGGAATAGAATAATGGCTGTAAGTTCATTTGCTGGTGGGTCAAATTACAGGCGGCGTACGCCTACTAATAGTAGAAGGCGAGTATTGGCTCCTAAACCGCCTGCAACAATAAAACCTGCTGCGCCTTACAACCCGTATGCAAGTGGTAGTAGTACGCCTCAGTTGCAAGATCCTATAACAAACGCAATTGCAAGTGGGTCTACTGGCGCAGGTTTTGATGACACTGTAACTCCAACGGGCGTAAATACGGATGCCCCCGGTGCGTTTCAAGAAGAGACTCAAGGTAAAACGGCCAGCGGCAGCCCTGTCCCATTTAACCAACCGCCGCCGCCTCCACCGCCGCCGCCTATGTCGGCAAGTGATTATTCCGCGCTCTCAAGCGGTGGCGTAACTGCACCTGCGCCAAATCAAACAAGGGTGTTGCCGCAGGGCAGTATGACCCCAGAGCAGTATAGGCAAGCATCACAGATGAATAGCGGCAACACGGGTGTTCAGCCGCCCACATCGGCGAGTGACTATGCTGCCATATCAAGAGGCACACCCCCCGTAGCACCTGCTGCTCAACCTACGATGACAGCAAGTGATTACTCTGCTATATCAAGAGGTACGGCTGGGACAAGCACTCCCAACAATGCTTTTGATGATACAGTTACTCCTACTGGTAGGTCTACAGAAGTTCCAGTTGTAACGCCAAGAGACACACCTACGGTGGTCGATCCTTATGCAAGCGGAACAAGTACTCCGAGAACCGAAACTCAATCTGCTCCTTTTGACCCTTATGCAAGTGGAACAAGTACCCCCAACAATACTTTTGATGATACTGTAACGCCTACGGGTCAATCTACAGAAGTAGCCACATCTGCACCGCGAGATTTGCCGTCAATGGCAGATGCACAAGCTCCTCGACCAACAATGACCGCTGATGACTACCAAAATATTCTACGAGGTGAGACACAGGATATTCGAGATGCCATAGTAACGGCAGACGATTACAATAGGTTGTTAAGTGGTCAAGGTGATCGGATTGTAGAGGCAGTAAATCAAGGTAGAATGACCGCAGATGATTACCAGAACATCTTGCGAGGTGAAACACAAGGTATAAGAGATGCTATAGTCACAGCGGATGATTATAACAGGCTTCTTAGTGGTGCGGAAGATCGCATAACAAGCGCGATCAATGCAGATCGGATGACCGCCGATGATTACCAAAATATCTTGCGCGGCGAAACCCAAGATATAAGAGATTCCATCGTTACAGCAGATGATTACAATAGGTTGCTCAGTGGTGCGGAAGATCGTATAACCAGCGCGTTTAACCAAGACCGCATGACAGCAGACGATTATCAAAATATTCTACGGGGCGAAACACAATCTATACGGGAAGCGATAGACGCTGATAAAGTCACTGCTGACGATTATGCTCGTATACTTAGTGGAGAATTAACAGCGCGTGATGAAAGACAGGCTCAAGAACGTCAAGCAAGGGAAGCTGCTGAAGCACAAGAAAGAGCAGCCAAGCAAGCAATAGAGGATCGTATGAATTTACAATTCAACGATAGGCTTGCTGAAACTTTAGGGAGTAGACGGCCTGTAAGACAGATAAGAACCGCAGATGATTACCGCAATGTAAGCACAGGTGAAACCCCATTTGAACCACCCGAAATTCTTGAAAGGTTTGATGTTGACCAAGACCTTGAAAAGCAATTACGCGAACAGGCTGATATGGCTGCAAGGCAAGGCGATGACGGCTTGAGAACATTTGCTGCCTCACCAGAGTTTAATCCGAACGCAGCTGGATTAGAAAACTTAGCTCGTAGACAGGACGCAGGGTTAGAAACATTCGCTGCCCGTGGATCGCGCTACAATAGGGGTGCAGAGCAGTTACGCAGACAGGCAGGGCAAAGACCGTCTGGGACGCTACAAGATCGTTTAGAACAAGCATACATGGGCCGTATTGACGCTGCCAATGATCCTATTCTTGCCTCGCAGATAGCTGACCAGCAGCTACGCCAGCAAGAAGCACAACAAGGCTTGGTCGAACAATTATCCCGTTACGGCGTATTACGGGGCGGTGGTGATACAGCAGCCGCGCTGACACGCATGGCAGAGGGTAACGAGCGTAACCGATTAGCGTTAGAAGCAGCCGCCGCCCAACGCAGACAGGGTGATTTGCGAGATGCGTCAGCTTTCGACCAAGCACGGTCATCTATGGACATAGCGCAACGCGGTCAGTCGTTAGAAGAGCGCATAGGAGCAGATCGACTCTTAGATACAGCACTGGCCCGTGATGTAACTCGCGCTGGACAAACAGGGCAGTTTCAAGGAGTAGATACGCTGGCCGCACAGGAACAACGTCAGCGGATGAATCTTGCTAAACGCGAACAAGATTTGAGGGAAGATATTGGGACGCAAGATATAGCCACCAGCGAGTTGGGCCGTGATGTAACCAGAGCAGGTCTGACGGGCCAATTCCAAGATCGAGATACATTACAAGCCCAAGAGCAAGCGTTGCGTATGGATTTGGCAAGGGCTGATGCAACAGGTCGTTTTGAAGGCGGTATGACCGCAGACGAACGCGACAGAGATTTGGCTCGACGCATATCTGAAGCGGGTGTAACTGGCAGGTTTGATACAGAAAGAAGGGGTATAGGCACGGTAGACACCATTCAGCGGCAAGCCATTGAAAGCAGCCTAAAGAACGAGGCGCTGAACCGCGCATTGGGTAGGGCTGGCGCTACGGGTAGGTTCCGCGAAGAGGGCGATACAGCCGATCCTACAGAAACGCTTGAAAGCCGCCTACGCACCGCTGGTCTGACGGGTCAGTTGGACGATGACATCACATTGGCAGGTAGACAAGCAGAACAAGATTTGATCGGAAGTATACTGGCTGCATCTGACCCAGAGCTTGAAGGTCGCACTGATGCGCTTGCTGAAGCATTGACACGGAGATTGGGTGAAGATTTTGGCCCGACACAAGATGAAATTGTAAACGACATACAGGAAGAATTTGAACAGGTTAAAGAAAACACAGATGCTGATAGTCCATTGGATAGAATCAGACAGTATTTAGAAATTGCGCGTAGATACGAAGGAACGTCTGTGTCTCAAGCCTTATTAGAGACTTTGCAAAGTGATAAAAGCGCAGTAGAAAAAGCAAGGGAAGCAGAAGAACAGTTAGAAAATATTGGGTTAAGAGGACGGCGTAACAGAACACAGCAAAATAGGGGTACATAATGGCAGGATTTCTCGCAGCAGCCGCACCATACATAGCATCAGCTGGCCTTAGTGTAGGCCAAGGCATCATGGCAAACCGTGCGGCCAAGCGCCAGCAAGAGCGCATGGAAAAGGAAGCAGCACAGGCTAAGCTGTTACAGAGTTTCGGCGCAAACGCCCAACCCACGCGAGGCGGTATGCAGGGGCCGGGTATGGCGCAGCAGGTTATGTCCGATCCACTGACGCAGCAACTGCTGACGAGTCTGATAACAAAGGGCGCAGGGATGTTTGGTAAGCCACCAATGACAGGCGGTGGTGGACAGATGCCACCAATGCAGCAAAATCCTGTTTACAAAATGACCCCATAGGTAGATACAATGGCAAATGGAAGTTTTCAGTTTAGCGCAACGTCTAATGACGCACAGATGGCTATAAGAAAAGCAAGATTTGATGCCCGCCAGAAACATGGTGCTGGTAGGGTTGTTAGCCAAAATTTTGTGCAAGACCCTCAAACTGGTAAATATACTGGAACCATAATATACGAGCCTACATCTACGTTGCCGACAGAAGAAAGAGATGCGCTTTCTGCTGCAATAAAAGTAGCCCAAGATAACTCAACAAATGGCACTGTTACGCCTACTCCAGCACCTACAGTTACACAAGCCCCTGCGCCAGACACTGTTCGCAATGTTCGCAACAACAATCCGGGCAATCTTAGAACAGGAGATGTTGAAACAGCGCAGCGGTATTATGGAAAGGATGCTGTAACAGGGGTTGATGAGGGTGGATTTGCTCAATTCGGGACTGAAGGTGATGGCATAAACGCTTTATTTCAGCAAATTAGGATAGATAGTAACAGAATAAATGAAGAAACGGGTCAGCCTCAAACCGCAGAAGAGTTTATAGACAGATATACGCCAGTAAAGGATGATCCAGAGGGTAATAAAGCTGCAAAAATAAACATTCCAAAATTCGTTGGTGCTACTCTTGATACACCACTTGCTGATATAGACCCCAGAGAGCTTGCACTGGCAATTACCCGTCAAGAAGGCGGCAATGAGGCACTGCAAGCGTTTGAGCCGGGCATTAGAAGGTCAGCACCTACTCTCGCAGACATAGATAATGCTGTAAATGAGTTTACAAACAGGCCCAAAATTACAGCTGTGCGCCCCGATGACTCTCAGTTTAATCCTGCCACAGACGATGAGATAGCTAATGCTAAAGCTCAGATGGATTTATCGAACATGGGCGGGAATGTAGCACTTACTCAGTTTAATACTGCGCCAACTGTAGACTTGCGTGATATGTTATTGCGCGGGGCAGGGTTGCAAAGTGCCGAAGATCAGCCAGCGGTACAAATACGCGGCATTGACGGTCAGATTATGGAGGGTTCAAATGCCCTTCGCGCAATAGGGGCAGAGAATCCAAACCTTACTGGAACATCATCAGAATTGGAAACAGTAGCGCGTGAACAAGCTCCAGCCATTAACAGAGCAATAAGGAGAAACGAGTTAAGGCAAGATGGTAAATATCAAGCCTCAATAGAATCAACAGACCCACGCGCAGGGCAACGAACAGTGCAAGAGGATGATACTGCAACTGAGCCTACTGTAACTGAGTCTACTGTAACTGAACCTGCCACAGATGCAGACCAGCGCGGATTACTGTCTCGCATTGGTAGCCTTATCGCCAACAACCCCGAACTGGCCGCATCGGGCGCACAGTTACTTGGCGGCTTGATTTCTAACGCTGCCCAAAATCGCGCACAGCGTCGAGCAGATCGCACTACGGATCAGCGTGTAGCACGGGCCAACCTTATATCGGCTTTAACGAGCGGCAGAGCGCGTCCTATGGTTGAACGGGCGCAAGCAGATACAGGTGGGTTTTTGTCGTTGGATACGCTTGGGAAGGCAATTCAAGGCAGTGGTGCAGCAGTGCAGAGTGATTTAGCAAGAAGGGCCGCAGAGGAATTGCAAGCGGCAAAAGCAAATGAAAAAGATATTCCTCCAGCAAAATTACAAGAAAAATACAAGGCTGCTGGGCAGGTCATTGACCAAGTGGATAACCTTGTAAATTTGATGGAAGATGCAGGGGCATTTGCAACGGGATTTGGTCTATCTACAATTAGGTTCCTTGGTTTTGATTCTGCTCCACAGTTTACTGAAAGTGGGAAAGATACCGCAGAAATTAAAGCGGCTGCCAATGCTTTGGTGCAAACATTAGGCCAAGATATGTCTGGAGTATTGTCAAATCAAGATATTCAATTTATCAAAGAACAATCTATTGACCCAGAAGACAATCTGGAAGTTGCGTTGCGAAAAGCTGGCTTGATTAGAAACAAGTTGATTCAATCAATGACGCAAAGTTACGATGTTGATTCAAAAAATTACAACATGACAGCATTCTTACCAATAGTTAAAAAAGTGGTGTCGGGTGGTAATGATGGATTTGAGGATTTATTAGCGCAAGACAACATATCGTTAGGTAAATAATGGCATACCGATTTCAAACATATGCTGAATTAGGCGAAGCCGTTAAAAGGGTTAAGCCAGAATACGCTGATCGTAACAGCGAGTCGCTCGGTTTGGAGTTCAGCGACAAATACGGTGATAAATACCGTGTGCGCGTTGCCGAGGAGAAAGATCGTGGAACATTTGCGTTTGACCCAGAAGAGGGTTTTAACATTCTTAAATACTTAGGAAATATTCCGTCTAATGTTCCGTTTATTTTAGAGGATGCAGCAACTGCGGTGATGAATCCAATAGACACCGCAGAGGCAATGGGTCGAGGCGTAGCAGGTGCTGCTGAGTTGGCTCTTGGTACCGATTACAGCCCAGAGAACAAGCGTATAGCGGAGCAATTTGGGCAAAGTATTGCTGGGTCGGCTGGCTTTGAGAAAGTGGGCGATGAGTACGAGTTTACGGGGCGTGGGCTACAAGAACGGCCATTAGACATCTTGGGTATGCTGGCTGGTGGCGCATCTGTGGCTGCTAAAGGTGCGTCATTGGGCGCACGGGGCGTAGGCCGAGCAGCAAGAGCAGCTGGTGGAACCGATGCAGGTGGAGCAGCTGCCAGTGTAGCAAGAGCAGCCGAGCGTGTTGGCGCTACAGCGCAAGCCTTAGACCCGACATTTCTTGTGCCAAAGGCTGGTTACAGAGCAGCAAAAGAAGTTACAAAAGGCGCAGCCAAGGCTGGTTTGAAGGCTGGTAAGTTTGGGTTGGGTGTTGGAATGAAGGCTGGCAATAGATTCGTCGTAGAGCCGTTAAGGGTAAAGTATGAAGGTAGCAAAGCCAAGGCAGCCATAGACGATGTAACTGATGCCGTTGAAGGTGCAACTGAGTTTGCTCCGGGGTTTGTTAGCAAGTTCACAGAGGCAATGAGTGGTGTAACTGATACGGTCAAGGGAGCGGCTGATACAGTTAGAGGAGTTACACGCGAACAGGCTTTTGACACGCTGAGAAGAGGTGTAGAAAAGGCAGAAGAGGTAGGAACTAAAGGCGTTAAAGCTGTGTCGGGCGGCAGGGCTAATCCCGTAAAAGCTGGCAGTGTGTTTGATGGGCTGATTTCTGCGTGGTTTGGGTTTACCACGGGCTTGGGTCAGAATGTAATACAGAAAGTTATCGACTACAGCAAGCTGAGTGACCAAAGTTTTCGCCAAGCAATGTTGGAAATCGTAAACAAAAAGCCGGAACCCGGCAGGGCGGTTGGCGAAGAAATTTTAGACGAGCTGACTAAGGCAACGAAGAAGTATCAAGAAAAGATGCAAGGGGCGTCTGAAGAAGCCAGAACAGCCCTCAAGATGGACGAAATAGATGTTGATATGGACGCCCTTAAATCTCAGATAATACAAAACTTTAATCAAGGCGAGTTAAGTAAGTATGGGATTGTAATAAAGCGAGTCAAAGACGAAAAAAGGATAGCAAAGGCTCGCGATAAAGAAGGAAAAGAGAAACTATTTGAAGTTGATGATGCAGGTCAAATGACGCCTTACACGCCCACGGAAGGTGTAACCCCCACTAAGTACGAAGTTACATTAGACAAGGGGGGCGAAATATTGCAGTTGATGGAGAATCCGGGGGCTATAGAACAAGCATTTGAAAACGTCTTAAACAATGATGGCGCAAACGTATACAAGTTAGACCTGTCTAAGAGAGCAGTAGATGATGCCAAAGGTGCGGGCGTAACTAACACTGCTCAAGCTGCCTTGCAAGACCTGCGCGACATGATTTATGAAACCATAATTAGGTCATACGAAACACCACAAGCGAAAAAGGTGCTTGGCGAGGTTCCGGGTCGAAATGCTAATTTTTACCAAAAAGCAATGGCCCAATACGAAGATTACGCCAACCGCATGAAGTTGATTGGGCAGACGCTGGGCATAAAAGACCCGCAGCGTAAATTTGGCGATACAGATTTTGAGGTTATCAGACAATCGGGTGACCCACAGCAGATATTGCGGTCTGTCCTAAAGGCATTTGGTGACAATGAGGCCGAGCTTTCTTTTGCCAACCTACAGAGGCTCGCAGATGAAACGAATAACCCATATCTTATACCCAAGGTGTTGGGTTACAGTATGCGTCCACTGTTTGGTGACGGCCTTGTCGTCCGATCAGAGATAAGCCAGCTTGGACGAGGGTTGCTCGGTTACAACTTAATGGGCGGCTTATTGACACCTATATCATTGGCTCAGTTTAGCCCCCGTTTTGGCGGCATGGCACTGAGTTACCTATATTCTCCAGATGGCGTTAGGTTGCTAAAAGATAAAGCTACGGGGGTGCTGGACGCAGTTGTGGCAGGTGGCTCACGGGCTGGGCAAGTGGCTGGAGCGGCAAGGCAGAATGTAGCCGACAGGTATAAGGGCTTGAGGAAGTTAGCCGCAGAAAGAACTGGCAAGTCAGAAGGTGATGTGACCCCGAAAGATGTAACCGAGACAGTTACAGCCTTAGAAAAGTTGCAGGACATCGTGCAAGAAACTATGTCAAGAGATCAGCAGTCAACGCTACGCACATTACTGCAAGCTGGAGCAATGACGGAAAGAGCGCAAAGCGGTGGAGAGAGGGCGCAAGAACGCGAGACTTTATTGTCCAGATTAGGACGCACACAGGGTGAACAATAATGGGAACCGTATCAAGAGTACATACATTTAGTTCGGGCGCGATCCTTACAGCCGCCCAGCTAAACAACGAGTTCGATAACCTGCTGACATCCAGCGCCATTAACGGTGGGCTGGACGCAACGAATCTGGGCGTAACCGCTGGACAGGCTACAGCGTCGAAAGCGTTGGTTGTTGACTCGTCGCGTAACTTAGCCGATGGCACGGCTGGCAACCGCATCAATAACTTAGCCCTATCTGGCACGTTTGAATCTACGGGTCTAATTACAGCCACCGCAGGTATTACATCCGGGTCAAACATTGTATCCGACACCGACAGCACGGACGATCTGGGAACGACAGGTGTGCGCTGGCGTAACCTGTATGTGGACGATGTAACTGTTACCAACAACGTATCTATCGGCGGCACACTGACGCTGACAGGTGGGCTGACTCTTAACGGCAATGTTGCTATCGGAGATAGTGCCTCAGATACGCTCACGGTCAACAGCACGATCACCAGTAACCTCATTTTTACGGACAACACCTACGATATTGGTGCAAGCGGAGCTACCCGCCCCCGTGACTTGCATTTAAGCCGCAATGCGCTTATGGGTGGCACACTGGGCGTGACGGGACTATTGACCGCTACGGCAGGTGTTACCAGTGGCAGCAATATAGTTAGTGATACCGACAGCACAGACGATTTAGGCACTACGTCAGTACGATGGGCTAACCTTTACGTTGACAGTATTGGTGATACAGGACAAGCACTGGCAATCACCGCAGGTAGCAACAACGTCAATGTCACAGCAGGGACACTCGCACTCACAGGCGCACAGACTATATCAAGCACGTTGGGCGTTACGGGGTTGATTACTGCCTCTGGGGGCGTGAGCGGTACTACAGGGACGTTCAGCGGTGATGTCGCAGTCGATACTGATACGTTATTTGTTGACGTTAGCGAGGGTAGAGTTGGGGTAAACGCTGGCACAACCCCCGGAGCGGCTCTTGACGTAGCGCACACTGGAACATCAGCGGCATTTCGCGTCTATAACTCACAAGCCACAGACCCGTATGGGATATTGATTGACAATACAGGGGCGAACCTTAGTGACTCAAATTATGTAGCAGATTTTCGCGTAGGCGGCTATTCAATTTTAAAGCTAAATAATAGCGGCCAAATGGCGTTTGCTCCTAACAGTTATGGGGGTGCAAGTGCAGGTAATTTAACAATTAAAAAAGGGTCTATAAACGACCACAGCATTCGCCTTGAAGCAGGTGGCACAACGTCAACATATCTTGAATACCGTGGCTATCTCGGCCACTCGTGGTATGTCGATTCAACGCGAAAAGCTACCCTCGACGCAACGGGATTGGGAATCGGAGACGACTCGCCATCGGCATTAATCCACGCATCACAAGGAGGCGAACCACCCGCTGAGGGAATGCTAATTCTTGAAGCTAACTCGTCCTCGCGCCAGCTACGCATACAGCCGCCCACTAACGCAGACAATGGTTTCTTCGATGCGCGTGGCGGCAATATGACGTTCCTCGACGATGGCACTGAGATATTCCGCTACAATGCCTCTACAATTAGCACTTCGTCGGGTATTAATGTCGGCATCGGAACCGCTTCGCCATCGGGGTATTTTGCTGACAAGTTGGTTGTGTCAGCGGGTAATGCAGACGGCATAACAATAGCCGCAAGTGCCACTTCGGATATCAATTATTTTTTATTTGCAGACGGAACGTCTGGCAATGCCGCATATCGTGGTCAAATACTGTACGATCACGGCAACGACAAGATGCAACTTGCGACTGCCGCAACAGCGGCTTTGACCATTGATTCGTCTCAGCAAATCGGAGTAGGCACGGCATCGCCACAAGTCGATTTTCATGTCGATAACGCATCAACGAACGGTGTAGCGCGTATTAGTACGTCACACTCATCAAGCTACGCACAGCTACAACTCGTCAATCAAAGCGGAAACTATTGGTATCAGACGCTTGTTCAGAGCGACAACAGCTATCGCCTCTATAATGGTAGCGATAGGCTCACCGTTTCTTCAGCAGGGCGCGTTGGAATAAATGCGACCGACACCCTAAACGCTATGCTGTATGTCGAACAGGATTCGGCAAGTACGGCAGGGGGCATTCAGATAGGTCGTGAAAGTGGATCTGCATCGTGGGCGATCAGTAATGTTGGTAGCAATTTGCGTATTGGGTCGGATACAAACGGTAACGGCACAGTAGATTTAGATGCCATAACCGTTGACTATCAAGGTCTGGTTGGGGTTGGAACAAGCTCGCCAACTGAAAAAATGGACGTAACTGGTGCTGTAAAAGCGTCTGCTGCCGCCAACAACTGGGGTTACAGCGCATCGTTTTTTGACCGTAGCGGAAACGACACTCGCGTAGTTGCAGGTGCTACCAGTGGCAACTCTTCAAATATAGCGTTTTGGACGTATAACAGCGGTACGCAAACGGAAAAAGCTCGTATTCTCTCATCTGGCGGCATCACTTTTAATGGTGATACTGCTGCCGCCAATGCGTTGGATGACTACGAAGAAGGCACTTTCAGTCCTGCGTTGGGCAGTGGTTCGGCGTCTTATTCGGAGCAACTCGGTGCATACACAAAAATAGGTAACGTGGTTTTCATTAATGTTTCGCTAACGTGGACGGGTGGCCCAACAAGTGGAAATTTAGTAATTGGGTCTTTGCCGTTTACGTCGTCCTCTACATTACAATCGTTTAGTCCGTTAGGCCAAGTCGCAACCAATAGCCTAACTGTTTCGGGTTATGAAATTGCTGGATATATATCTGCTAACTCGACATTAATAAATTTTACTAATCAAATAAGTGGATCTGGATCAACAAACAAAACGTATGAGGCCGCTGGCACGATCAGAATTACGGGACACTATTTCGTCTAAGGAGAGCAAATAATGGCACTAACTGAACGAGTAGAAGAAGATAAAATTGAAGTTGTCGGACAGTATAAAACAATACAAGTCCGCACGGCAACTGTGGTTGAGCGCGATGGTGTGGAGTTGACTCGCGCATTTAATCGCAAAGCACTCGCGCCAGACGCTGATATCTCTGGCGAAAGCGCAGAAGTGCGCGGCATTGCAGATGTGGTATGGACACAAGAAATCAAAGATGCTTATGCGGCTCATGTAGCGGCATCACAACCAAGCGGAGAATAACCAATGAGCAGTTACACGCATGAACTAACTATCACAGATCGCATACGAGTTGCGCCAAGCAAAGCGATTGGCGATGACAGCGTACAAGAAAATGTTATCGAATCGGTAGTCTGTATAGCTAAATGCACAGACGATGCTACGGATGAAGTTGCAAGCACAGACCCGTGGGTTACAATTGACCTTACCGATTTGACGGCAAGTGATTTTGTGGCATTCGACGATTTGACGGGATTGCCCACACGCGCTAAGACTCAGCTTGAGGCGTGGGGCGAAGAGCAGAAGAGCGGTCTGGAAGCGCAGTTAGCGGCAAGGGCTGTAGCCAGTAAAGAGCAAAGCGCACCTTGGGCCGCTTGATCCGCGCTATTCAGCGTATGGGCGAGGCGTTTTTGAAGGCATTGACTAACGCATACGGCAAATGAATTATCCTCCATACAATAAAATCCGCTCGACAGGCGAAATGAAGGAGTGTTACGAAAAGGCGCTGAAAGAAATCACTTCCCTGCGCGATATGCAGCGGACTGAACGAGCAGTTAGTAGCGAAAACAGAAAAGAAGCTGTAGAGAGCAGACGGCAGGTCAAGAGGCTGAATAAAGACCTGCTGACGATGACCAGAAAAGAAAAAGCCGCAGAGGAAGCGAGCAAATGCGGTTACTGGAGCGGAGGCGCAACGGTTCTGGTTACGATGGTCTATGAGGCGTTCCGCATCTCTGGTCACTGGCCGGGGGGTAGGGCATGGCAGGATTGGTGGGAACACGAGGCACTTTTTGGGGCGATATGCTGGGTTACAACGATGACATTCGCAAGTTTTCATAAAGCATTTCACGGAAAATAAGGAGATAAAATTATGCCGAACGTGGGCGGGAAAAAGTATCCATACACAAGCGCAGGGATGAAGGCGGCAGCAAAAGCTCGGAAAAAGAAGAAGAAAGCTAAGGCGAAGCCTAAATCTAAGATGCGTGGGAGTCGTTAATGCCAGCCAAGAAAGATCCACGTTTAGCCCGTGCGGGTGTAACTGGTTACAACAAGCCCAAACGTACGCCCAACCATCCAACGAAGTCGCACGTTGTAGTAGCTAAGTCGGGTGGACAGGTCAAGACAATTCGCTTCGGTCAGCAGGGTGTAAAGGGTGCTGGACGTAACCCGAAAACGGCTAAGGACAAGGCGCGTAGAAAGAGCTATTACGCTCGTCATAACGCGCAAGATTCTAAGCCGTCGAAGATGTCTGCTCGTTACTGGTCACACAAAACCAAATGGTGATATGATGGAGGGAGGATCAGACCCAATCAGTTTGCTGCTGACAGGTGGTGGCTCTGCTGGCACAGGCGCAATATTAGCTTATCTTATGATGAGCAAAATGGGCAAAAACGGCGGCAATGGTGACAGTGACGCAGTGATTGCTGAATTAAAGGACGTTGCTGGTAAGTTGGACGAAACCAACAATTTGCTACAAGAGCTTCTACGCGCACAGGCGCGGATGGAAGGTAGCCTCACTCACATATCGCAGAGGTAGAGCATGAACGTACAGGAACGTAAAGAGCAGATACAGGAAGAACAAAAGAAGGCATTTGAAGAGTTACAGGCCGCTCAAAATACAGTGCAAGAATTGACGGCATTGATACAGCGCCAAAATGGAGCTATCGTTGCTTTGCAGAATGTTTTGGACGATCAGAACGAGCAGCTACGCTCTGAGAGCAACGGAGAAGTTACAGAAGCCGTAGCGGAGCTTGTAGCCTAATGATAGGTGGCGTTGATACACTGGTAAAAAGCGTTATAAAGAAAGTTGGGTCACGCAAGTTTGCTGTGGCAACGGCAGTAGGTGCGGCAGCTACAACAGGTGCAGTTGAGATAACTTGGCCCGTTGCAGCTGTAGCTATTGCTTATATTGCGTCACAGGCATTTGTGGATTACAAGAATTAGCCGTATATTAAGAGAGTGAAAACCTCCTGTATCGGCCTTTCGTCTTCACCAGAGACGGAGGCCGTTACTTTTTATATATGCCTCGTTTTGCCCACAAATGCGTGAATCATATCACCCCCATAATAGCAGCTACCTATGTGTCTGGTGTGTAGCAAGGCATCATACTTATCACCATCCCTGTATAGAGATATGCTGTAATCAACCTCGTCATTCTTTACGCGCTCAGAAAACCACACACACGGCTGTCCGTCTTTGTCTAAGTCGAATCTAAGAATCTTAGAATAAAACGGCGCAGTAATCTTTTTCTCCTCAATCACATCTGGGTTGGGGATGGGGTGGGGTTTTATCTGGAAACTTTGCATTGTATTCTGACTCCCAGTGAGGGTTAAACTTAGTCCTGTCATCAAATGGTATCTCTCCCGGCGGCAAGAATGTAACCAGCGTCTTGCGTTTCAAGTCAAATACCACCCTGTAAATAGTTAGGCCATACCTTACGTCATACAGTTTAACGCGGGCAGATTGCTTACCAAGTTGTATAGCCCCCTTCCTTCCTACTATCCTGCGGACAATCTCTCTCTGCACATCGTCCGACATCCCGCCGTACCGCTGACCACCTCTCTTGTTTGCGTGGAATCGTTGAGCATCAGATTTACCTAATATCTTTTTGGATTTGGCGTTTTTATGACCCTTTTTCTTTCTAATCATCATGCACCTCACCATAATCACGGGACGCCTTACGGAACTCCACGCCTCTGATTAAATGGTCTGCATATGATTGTAGATCAGCAAGCTCTGTGTCAATCTCTTTAAGTTGCAAGTGTGGTAGATTCTCCACAGGCAGAGTCGTCCGCATCTCAACTTTATTTAGAAACACTCTGACAAGCTCACATCTGTGAACCTCTCGCCTGTGCATTTCCATCCTTGGTGGTGGCGCATCACAGTGTAACCTTGTAACTCCAATGTATGCCGAAGGGTGGCTGCATCCGGGAACACAACATCTCCACTCCTCGTAGAAAGAGTTTTCATGTAGTATATTTTTACTTTCGCTCATTTTTTTCCCACCCCGTAGTAACAACACCATCCCGCTGCCTTTTTATTTGCCACTCGCGCCGTTTCGCTTGGTAGTCTGGCATACCCAACGGCTCTAAGGTAGTCTGCTTAGGCGTATCTCGTATCCTATCCAGTGTAGGTACGGTTGGCAAGTAACTCTCTATTGGCTTTGCCAGCTTTGGCTTGCCTGCACCTTCATACAAGTCCATCCATCTGTCTCTAAGAATCTGCTCAACGGCCTCTGCCGTTGTTTCCTGTATGACATCAGCAGCCAGCACATTCTCGACCTGCCATATCAGTGGAGGTATCTCCTTCGTTTCGGTTACACGCTTTGCTGCTTCCAACAGCATACGGGCTGTTTCATGCCTATCCATCTTATCCATAGGGTGTTATCCTCCTATCAGTTCACTTTCGGCGGCATTCAATATGCGCTGCCACTCTTTTTCGGTAAAGTAATCCTCTTCGTAATACACTCTGAAATCACCCTCAATCGAACCTATCACAACATCAGACTCGACAGAAGGGTGGTCTAAGCTCATCCTAACACCCGGTATCATCTCCGCTTCAATCGTCAGCTTTATGCCCGGATAATCCCTGTCATCAAAGATGTAATTAAAAACCGTCATTAGTATAACTCCTTTGCATCGGTTACATCTATGAACCCATTATCTCTTTCTGCGATACCTGTCTTGTTGCAGTTGTTGGGGGTGACCGTTCTATCTACCCTGTATGGCACAACCATCTCTCCCCTTGCATCTGCAATCTGTATAAGCAAGGTTCGATCCAATAACTTAAAAGCGATGAACGACGGAACGGATTGTATGCGGCTCAACTCAACTGTCTCTAATATCTTCCTGTGTGTGACTATAATCTCGTCGCTGTATTTGTGACTCAGCGACTTGCGCGTTATGTTGCGACATCTGACCTCAATCAATGCCACGGCCTTTTTATCCCTACAGGCCATGTAATCCACAACAGCCGTCTTGCCACAATCAACCATCTCAACGCCATACTTATCCTCAATCAACTCGGCTACCTTGTGCTGGTTTTTTATGTAACCAATGCCCAATGGCGTGTCTGAGTTTAACATATATTCTCCCTTGCTTGCTCCAGTTTATTGGCTACGTTCAACATCCTTGTAGCCCTTTGCCGTAAATGCGCGATAGTTTTAACGGTTTCTTTGCCCGTATGATCATAATAATATCCACGGCTACCCGAACAAATAGGAAACCCCAACTCGCGCAATAACGAAACCGCACCTCTGACCGTTGCCCCGCTGACAATGAGGCGTTTTTCAATCCTATATGATTTTATTGGCCGAGTAACGCCATAATCTTTTATTATTTCCAAAACAGCAGTGGCATACTCGCCCGCTTTCGTATCCGGCATATCTTCAAAGTTAGTCAAATTCATTCTTAATCTCCGCGTTTATGATAGCATTTCTTCATCTGGAAGTAAGTTGCCTTTACGATCAAAGAATAGAAATCGGCCCCATATTGCCCGCTGTGTCCTCCCGTCCATGAGGTCGATGTAGTGGTATTTAAGGGATGCCGCTTTTAGCGCCTCTCTTGACTCTGGTATCTCTTCATACTGCAACGCTCTAATCTCTGCCATACGTCCCATAGTGCGCCTGTTCATGGCCCTGTTCATAGCTCAGTAGATCCGAGGGGAAACAACAAGGCTATAGGTGTAGCCTGTTGTCCCATGCTCTTAGCTCAGTGAGTCGTCGGGTTCCTGTCGATCTGCGATAGCGTTAGATAACAGCTTGCGAGTGCCCTGCCACGATGCCCAAGCCCCAACGCCGTCTTTAGATAGGGCGGTGGCGTATTCGTCCTCACGATACGCGCCTTCCTCGAAAAACGGATGCAACCTTCCCAGCGTTGCCTCTTCCTCAAGCTCTACCGTAAACCAGTTACGGATGGATATTTTTTAGCTACTGTATTTTATAGATGCGAACTTCCGCTCGCGGGTGCTTCTTATCATAATCCTTTCTCGCTTCCAACTGAACAATCTGCACATCATCATCGTATGCAATGCCGTTCAGTGCATCTAAGATGCTTTTAATTAAGTTATCTAAATCTACTCTATGTTTGGTTGACCTGTAAAAGTCGGCCTCAACTCTGAGCGTATCACTGACACATCGAACGCCCTGCGTCATGGCCTCTACAGCTACCAATCGTTCGTAATCTAACGTGCGCTGTGGGGTAAACACACGCCTACGGTAACCCAATCGGGGTCTGCCTTTTGGTATTGGGTTGCCCGTGACACAAAAAGAAAAGTCTGGGCATGGTGATGCACTCACTGTCAGACTCCCCAGTATAACAGTAAAGCGCAACGCTGTGTGTATTGCATTACAACTCCCCTCCCGCAGTATTTCTGCGAGATTGCAATGCGATACGAGCGAATTTTCACCATGCCCAGATTCATTTAAAATGGCAGATCGTCAGTGTCCTGTGGCGGGTTGTTCCCGCTGACGGTCTGCACTTCCGCAGGTGGCTCTGGCGGTGGCGTTCCAATATCCCCCGTTGACATCTTCTCTATCACCATGTAACCAATAGATTCTCCCGCCGGAGGAGTGTCTATCTCTACGCTCACGGGTGAGCTACTCATATCTGCGTTCTGACGCTCCGCTGACATATACATAGACACAGCGACTTTCTCCCGCTCTGCCGCCGTGTAACTTTCGGGGCAAATGCTCTCAGCAGCATAAACAGCAGCGGCCATCATGCTGACAATCGAAGTCCACTTATCTTCCCCATCAGCCGGAGCCGCTTGGGGCGTCTGTTGCTGTGGCTGTGAGGGTTGCGCGGCAGGTGCTGAACCGTTGACCCCCAACGTCATCTCTACGTTGACAAAGCCGTTTGAGGCGTCATCCCACTGGCGCATCTCCAACGGGTAATCATTTCCGTGCTGTTCTTTCTGCACCTCAAATGTCCGGGCGTTGCGTTTGGTGATGCGAACACGCCCGCCACTTCCGGGCCAGTTGGCGGCGATGGCTTCGGCCAACGGTTTCGATGCGTTGATACGGCCCTCTTCGCAATCAAAGCGATAATACGGATCGCCGCCCCGCATTGATTCGCAGAGCGTCACATTGCCATATTTAAACGTAACGCTGGTGGGTGCGTTATCGCCAAACTTAATGGTGTTACCGTTCATGTGTCCTCCATTGGTTAGGGTAATCAAAATGATACGCAATCAAATATATACATATAAATGCCAATGTGCAATAGTTATTTGCGATAAAAGTGGCAATCATTACTGTTTATTGCTATATTAGTTTGTGTGCAATCAAAAACACAACTGTGCAATGCCTCCATAATTTTTGGGGAAAATGCGCGAGCAATGTACCAAAAGCAATCAAAGCTAATCAAATAGGAGTGCAATCAAAATGACCGTGACGCTGGACAAAGATCATATCAAAACGCGAATCAAAGAACTGAGCTTGAACCAGCGCAGTGCATCAGAGCGAATCGGCTTGGGTTACTTTCATTTCAATCGGTTACTGAATGGTGCGCCGTTTTCGTCTACTACGCTGGGCAAGATATGCGAAACGCTGGAACTTAACCCGGAGGATTGTGTAACCCATGCCGAGTAATCAAAACAGAACAGACACGGTTACACCATACAAGATGCTGGCGGCGGCTGTAATCAAACAGGCTGTGCATGAATATCGTAACACGCTGATACGCGAGGCGATGGGAATCAATCGAACGGGTGAAAAAGTTGTCGGTATGCGCCGAGAAAGCTCAGAAGAGATAAGGAAATTTATCGTCAGCGAAAGCCCGTTCCATAGATGCCTTGACCTTGAATCAGAATCGTTTGAGGCAATGGCAGACAAAGCAAAGCGGGACGCTAAAAGGAAATTAGAAAGGGACGGCCACGGAATAAGGCACGAGAAAAGATATACAGAATGCGGGTGGGGTACAAAAAAACAACCCCCCGAACCGAAATAACTGGCCGAGGGGTTGCTTGTAACTGGCGGGCTGTTACTTTACCCTATACCATGACGGGTGCAATGCACACGCCGTTGCAGCGTCCATTTCGCCGTAGTCTTCAAAATTATTTTCTTCCATCTTTAAAATTGCGTTGATGTAATACCTCGCAGCCGATTGCGTCGTAATTAATGGACGCTGGCTTGCTTGCTTGCTTATTTCGCCCTCGATAGCGTAAACCTTGCGTATGCCGTTTGGCGTGTCTGTTGTTATGTCTGTTCTTGTTATTGTGCAGCCTTTATAAATCATACCAATAGCCCTTGTCGTTAAAATTTATAGCGTCTACAATAAAGCGCGCTATTGTCCTATAAACGCCGCTTTCTATCTTAATTCCTACCTGTACTTGTGTGCCTTGAAAAGTTTGCATACGACGCGCTGCGCGCTTTGCGCTTGCTATCGTTCGCGCTTTCGTCGGCTCCCAAGGGCAGCCCGCTTCCGATACATAATA